ACTAGCATTGTCGGTACTCTCATTGGTTTTGTTTTTAATGGTGGAAAGAAACGGGCAGTAGTTGTCTGGCATTCAGAAACCAAGATCTCGCCTACAATCAGCTTGCAGCGTTTGCGCCCGGCCTCTCTGTTTCATGGCTCCCATTAACTCCTCTATTGATCCTTTGAACGATGGCATCAGCTTTGTGCGTCTTATTGACTGGATGGGCAGTTCTATTGATATCGTCTGCGATGCTCGCCAATCTTTTGGCCAAAGCAGCGCTGAATGGTCGGAGAAAGATCAAAAACTCCTGAATTATTTAGTTAAGCATCAACATACCAGCCCGTTTCGTGGTGTTGTAACAAAGTGGCAAGTTAAAGCTCCTCTCTTCATTGCTCGGCAATGGTGGAAGCACGTTATTGGCGGCACTTATGCCAATGACCAATTGGGCTGGAATGAGAAAAGCTTTAGATATTGTGAAGCTGATAGTGAGGAATTTTACATGCCTCGTGAGTTTCGCCAGCAAAGCGATAGCAATAAACAAGCCTCAGCCGGCCCCCTGGAAGGCCGCTCCAATGAGATAGCCATGATTGAATATGCCAAGGGCTTGCAGGCCGCCAAAGGCGCTTATCAGACGCTCATGGCGCTTGGTGTGAGTAAAGAACAAGCTCGTGGCGTACTGCCCACGTCGCTCTATACTTCCTTCACCTGGACCTGTAGTTTGCAAGCATTGCTGCATTTCATCAGCCTTCGCTCACCAGCAGATGCTCAAGGTGAAATCCAAGCCTATGCTCAGGCACTATCCTTGCTGGCACGGCCTCTGTTCCGAGAGGCTTTTGATGCTTTTGAAGCCAATGACTGTTCCTTTTGAAGGTCGCCCTAAAGTGTTTGATCCAGTTAACAGCCCCATGCACTATGCATCTGGTGGCATCGAGGCCATTGAAGCACTAGAAGCTTGCATGAGCCCTGAAGCCTTTCGTGGCTTTCTTAAGGGCAATGTGCTCAAATATATTTGGCGCTATGAAAACAAAAACGGCTTAGAAGATTTAAAGAAAGCCAAGTGGTATCTAAAGGCTCTCATTTTTGCCATGGAAATGGAGCAAGAGAAGGAAGCCCTTGATGCCATTGAAAACAATTGCAAAGATGGCTTCTGCCCCATGCCTGGCGCTCGCATTGGAGAAAGGGCAATTGATGAGCCCATGTTCTCTCCTATTAACGATTGCTAAGCAGCGCAAACTGTTCCTAATAGAAAGCCCCCAACAATGGGGGCTTTTTCTTGCGAAGGAATATAAAGGCCGCGATCCTCGGCATATGCCTCCACATCTTGCAGGGAGGTGTGAGCGCTGACAAAGCTATGGCAATGCACCCAGCTCGTCAAAATTTCTTCTCGACGAGGCGTCCAAAATTGTTGCGGCCTCCACCATTCAAAAATACGCTCTGCCCCTTTGTCTAAATTACAGCTTTTGCAAGATGGCACTAAGTTATATTTTGCAAAATGCGGACCGCCCTTGCTTTTGGGAACAATGTGGTCCAAAGTAAGCTTTTCGTTCCACTTGCCGCAGTAGGCGCAGGCACACTGCCCGAACGGTCCTTTCAACGGATAGTCTTCAAAAATGCTCTTTCTAAATCGGCGTCGTGCATCTCCAGGGCGAAGTTCAATGAGAGAATGTAATAGCTCATCGGGACCATTCGCAATTGGCATGGCGCATATTTAATTTTCTTGCCACTAATCTAACCGCTAAATTTGCCCTGCTGAGAATGTCTATAATTGATAAATGCGCTGCCAGCAATGAAAAGCTTTCAAGAAGGTTTTGCTAATTTTGTGGCCACATTAACGGCTGGCATGCTGCTATCCACTGGCGCAATGCTGGTTACAGTTGGGCATCAGCAGGTAAAAGTGGCCACGCAAATTGAAAGCATCACGGAAAAGCTTGACACACTCACTGAAAATATTACGGCTTTAGAAAGTAGAGTGCGTTCATTGGAAATTCGACGCTAAGCTAAAGATATAAATTCGCTTTATAACAATGGGCGGAGCTGAGTGGTTTGTTATTGGTGGTATTTTAATTGCCGCCGCCGATCAAATTCTTGATCGTTCTCCCTGGAAAAGTAACAACGTGCTTCAACTCCTCATGGAAGGACTGAAGACTGTCTTCCGCGTGAAGAACTGAGGCTTAGCCATGTGGGCTAACAATAGGGCATTCTGGGATGAATGCTTCCAGACAGCCCGTCGTTGCGGCGCTCGCTATCCCGAGCTTGTCGCAGCACAATGCTGCTTAGAAAGTGGCTTTGGTAAGCGCACTAGTGGCAAAAACAATTATCTTGGCTTGAAGGGACCTGGCACTGCCACAACCACTCAAGAATGGTACGACGGTCAGTGGGTGACCATTAAGGCTGGTTTTATTGATTTTCCCAGCCTTGCTGCATGCATTGATTATCTTGTCACTCGTTGGTATAAAGACTATCGCCATTTTAAAGGCATTAATAACGCGCCCAATCGTTATGCAGCAGCTCGTGCATTAAAGGAGCAGCGCTATGCCACTGATCCCGACTATCCAACGAAGCTATCTAAGCTAATGAAGGAATATGCTCCTGAATCCACACAAATTATCATGATTGGTCCCAAGAAAAAGCCTCAACAGTTTGGCTTTAAAAAAGGAGATTCCCATCTCATTGTTAATGACATTAGTGAAACAATGAAAGCCTTTAATTTTGAAGGCGAATTTTTATGGGAAATTCCTTGTCTTGCTCGCGGGCAATATTCTGACAATGAATTTAAGCTGCAAAATTCAGACACGCCTCCTGGGCTTTACAAAGTTGGTGCCATTTATAAAGACTATGAGAAAAAAGGAAACAAGCCTGCCTATGATCGCACGCTGATGGCCTATGGCTGGTACAGTTTTGATTTAGTAGAGCTGGAAAATCAAGAAGCTGGCAATGGTCGGGCTGGGATTATGATCCATGGTGGCGGCAGCGCATGCGGCTGGCCTGGCGCATGGGCACCCAAGCAACCTCTTTTCCCAACACATGGTTGCGTGCGCTGTCATAATATTGATCTTCGTGATCGCATTCTTCCCCTCACTAAAACTGGCACTGTCTTTGTCAGTGTCTATCAAGAAGGATGAGCGGGCAAAGCTGGTTTAATGCTCTGTGCTACGAAATAGGATTATGGGCCGTTACCAAACGGCCCTCTCTTGCTTTTCAACCATGGGTCAAAATGCTCATGGCCTACTGCCGGCCAGATTGGGCAGAGTGGAAAACCAAAATTGTCATGGAAAAAGTGGATGAACAAGCGGCAGTATTAGTAAAACAATGGGAAAAGGAAGAAAGAGAAACAAAAGCCAATGCTTTAGCTGATCAAGCTAAAAAGCTTTTCCCTGATGCCATTGTCACACCCTTGTCTGATGCCATTGTTCCGTCCGTCATGATTGAAAAAGCCCCGCCAGCGGATGCCAGCGAAGCTGTGAAGGCTCTCGGAGGAGAGCTTCGTATCACCTATCAGCTCAAAGGCCCAGAAGAGCTTTAAGCCGGTTCCATTTGGCCAGCTCTTCTTCGTGATAGCTGGTCCACGAAGCAATGGCATCAATCAGCCCTTGCTTGGCTTTGGCTGCATCGCCGTCCGTAAGAAGCTCCTGAAGAGCCTCTGAAAGCATTTCAGTTTTTTGCTCGTACCATTTATCGTCAATGGAAAAAGACATGGCTGCGAATGAAGCTTTACTCCCTTGACCATACAACATTGATTGCATTAAATCGACTTAACCGCCCATGTTCGTCAGCAATTGAGCACTAATTCTCGATGCAGACTCGCAATAATATGCCAACACGTCAATCTTGCTTGCTGTTGTCGTTAATGTTGGAGCGGTGCCGTTTGGGAATTTCCAATTGGAGCCAAATGCCAGCGTCCGACTTCCTGTGCCATCTTGCGTAATTACAATGATGCCGCTCTGGCCAGCGGTAATATTTGTGGGATTGGCTAAGGTTCGATTACCACCAAGCGTAACACTAAAATTATTCGCCGCAGAAAAATCAGGCGTAATGGTGGCACCATCAGTGAGTGCAGTGATTGCACCACGTTGAGCCTTGCTAAAAGTTTGGGCAATAGATGTGCCGGCCATTGGATAGCCGCCAGCAAGACTGCCATCATGGACAACAACAACGTCCTTGTCAGTGTCAACAGTGACCTCGCCAAGGGCGCCGGTAAAACTAGAATGCTGGGTGGTGGTTCCTCTGCGGAACTGAACGGCGGTAGGCATTAGACCAGGGCTCCGTAATCAAAAGTGGTGTCAGCAGCAGTGGTAATTAAACCATAATCCAATGCAGTATTAGCAATAATTTGCCATGCACTTTGGACATAGGCTTCAAGACATCCAAGCGTTGTATTGTAACGGAGGTGGCCTGAGGCAGGTGTTGGGCGCTGGGCCGTCGTGCCGTTGGCAACCTTGATGGCGCCAGTGCCTGTCATGGTGATATCACCAGAGACGTTGCCGCCGGCATTGCTGAAACCATCAGTGATGCCGTAGCCGCTGAGCGTCGTTGGCTTGCTGGCGATGTTGGCAAAGGTGTAGCCGGTGCAGTTGGTGAGTGTGCCGGAGGTGGGCGTGCCCAGCAGCGGGGTTACCAACGTCGGGCTAGTGCTCAGCACGTTGCTGCCCGAACCCGTGCTACTAGTAACACCCGTGCCACCGTTAGCTACAGCAAGTGTGCCAGCAAGCGTAACTGCACCAGTCGTTGCACTGCTTGGCGTGAGACCAGTGGTTCCAGCAGAAAAACTTGTAACACCTGTGCTGCTGCCACCAATTTCAACAATGGAAGCGGTGCCATTATCTTTTTTTGTATAAAGTTTGCCGTCAAATGTGTTAATTGCAAGCTCACCAAGCTGCAAGTCGCCAGTAGTAGGGACTTTACTGGCTACGGCTGAGCGCTTAATCTTGATAACATTTGCCATGTGGCGTCCTCTTAAAGCCTATTTAGGCAGGATAAATGGCTTTGCCTTCTTAGAAGGTGCCGCCATCAATGGTCGAGTTGGTATCGTGATAATCAGTGCCTGCCACTGCAGCAGTAAACGCTGAAGTGCCATTCCCTTTCACTAAACCAGTGAGCGTAGTGGCGCCGGTGCCGCCATTAGCCACAGCAATTGTACTGCCGTTCCAAGTGCCAGTTGTAATGGTGCCAATAGACGAAAGGCTTGAAAGTGTGGTAACCGCGCTATTAACCAAAGTGCCACTGGTTGGCAGCGTCACGCTTGTATTGCCAGTAACCGTAATAGAAGTGGTAAATGCGCCGGAGAAGGTCAGACTGCCGCCCAGCGTGATCGTGCTAGAGCCATTGTTAACGCCAGTGCCACCAAAGCTTGCACCGATGACACTGCCGTTCCAGGTGCCGGTGCCGATGGTGCCCAGCGTGGTGATGCTGGTCTGGCCGACATAGGTGGAGGCAATGTCGATGGAGTCGGCATTAACCGTGATTCTGTTAGAAGTGCCAACAGCGTCAATGGTGTTGCCGGTCTTGGTCAGACCTGCGCCAGCCGTAATCTGACCAGCTCCAGAGAATTGAGCAAAGGTCAGCGAAGTGCTGCCAACAACAATGGGGTTGTTAGTGCTCAGCACCCAACCACTGTCGGCATTAGTTGTGCCTTCCTCGACAAAAGTGAACATGCCGGAGGTGACTTCGGCGTCCGTGTCAGCATCAGTGGCGCGAGACCAGGTGCTAGCTGCCACCACGTAAATACCATTGGCGCTGGCCGTGCTTTGATCCTTGACCAACACACGGTCGCCGGCAATTACCGCCACGCCGTCGATGGTTTGCGTGCTAGACAGCGTGATATTGGCCGTAGTGGCAACTCGGACGCTGGCCTTTACATCAAGACCATTACGAGACGCATCCACATACGCTTTAGTGGCGGCATCACCATCAGCGGTGGGCGTGGCCAAGTTGGTAATCTTCTGGCTGTTCAGCGACACCGAGGCGGTCGGGACCGCCATTTGATCCAGCCGGTTGGTGCGAACCTGCGTATCAAAGTCGCTGATCTTGGCCGCCGTCAGCGTCGGGATGTCGGTGGCGCTGAGCGTGGTGCCGGAGGTAACACGACCTTTCGCATCAGTGGTGACTTTGGTGTAAGTGCCAGCCGTGCCGGCGTTGGCCAGTGTCAGAGTGACAGAAGTTGAACCAGAGCCGGATGCATCACCAGTAAAAGTGATTGTCTGGTTACCTGTTAAATAATTCTGGGCCTTAACAAAAGCTGTGGTAGCGATTTTGGTGCTACTATCGCTTGTGGTTGCAGTGGCAGCCGTTGCGCTAGAGCCAGTTAAGTCAACGCTTCCAGTGAATGTTTTATTTCCTGAAACAGTTTGAGCGCTACTTAGTGTTAAAAATGCACCAGAACCAGCAATGGCCGGAACCGTAGTGGCAGTGCCACCTGCTCCTCCTGTTCCCTTACCGTAATAAAGAACATCATCAACTTCGTTGTAAGCAAGTTCGGCATTTGCCAGTGATGCTGGTGCCCCAGGAGAGCCGGAGGCGCGTCGTTTAATGCGAAGAGTGTTGGCCATTAAAAATTGCCTCCGTCAGCAAGGGTGATAGCAGTCCAGATTGAATCTGCTTTAAATGTGGAAGTGGCGCTGTCGTAATACACCACACTTTTATCTATTTTATCTGCATCATTGACAACTAGGCCGGCTGGTCCAGCAGGGCCCTGGGGACCCGCTGGCCCTTGAGGCCCTTGAGGGCCGGCAGGCCCTTGAGGACCTTGAGCCCCTTGAGGCCCTACGGCACTAGTTGTTACAATTGGGGCAGATGCCGTTGTAACATTAACAATGCTATCAGAAGATCCTACGACAACTGTCATTTGCAACTAATCCCAGGATTGATATAGGCATTGCCTTCTAGCAAATAATACACATCCCCACTTGGCTCTGTTATTAAAACATCATATTGACCTTGTTCTGTAATTCCACTTGTGCCAGATGCTTCTAGGCGAATCTTGAAAATACCGCTAGCTTGGCTTACATAATTAACCGAAAAATCCGCAAGCTTTGCAGTGCCAAGTCGATTATAAAGCTTAGAAACAACAGTATATCCACTCATACTTACTGGCACGCCAGAACTATCCTTATATTGCACCTGCAGCTCAAAGGTGGCCCCTTGGTAAATGGTAATGTCGTATTGACTAGGGGTTACCATGACTCTCCTTTTCCTTCATTGTAATCAAATTAAACGACTTCCACCCAGCCAATCATGCCAAGTGCTTTAGAGCTTGTGGCGCTATCTACTGTCAACACAAGAATGTCGCTTTCGCCTGATGCATTTTGCCCTAACGATAAACGAATGGCTTCTGCCACTGCATAATTATTAGCAGCGCCTTGCGAGACAAAACCAGCATCAACAATGGTGCCGCCAGAAGCAGTGCCACTGGCAATTGTTTCTACATTGCCACGGCCATTCACTGCAGCCTGCCACGTCGCACCACTAATAGTGGGATTGAGCCGCAGTCGCCATAAAATAACATCACTGGATGCAGTGGTTGTTGAAATCCTCACCGGCAAAATTACGTTACCAGTGCGACCACTAACCATGCGAATGCCGGCAGTAACGCGCTCTCCCGAAGTGTTTGGAACTGCGCTTAAGTCGTAATTAATTGAATAAATAGCACCATCAGGCTCGTAGCCACCTTCGCTTAATACGCTGCAGCAAATTTGTTTCAGGGTTTGCCCAGACGCTTGAGCTGATGCATTGTGAATACGATAGGACAATGGCAAAATAGCCGTTGTCATATAGACGGAAGTAAGAACGTTGTAATGATTAAATTCGTGGCAATAAATAATTTCTCCGTTAATAACAAACCCAGCTCTTACTCGCCCAACTCCCAGCCATTCAATGTCAGTAACAAGAATTTGAGCCTTGGAAATATCTAAATCAAGAAGCGTATTTAAATTCCAATCAGCTTGATTTACAACGTCCTCCACAATACTGCCAGTGGCATAGCTTCTAATGACAAATTGCAACGTTGTTCCGCTGGCCCTAAACATCACGCCATTATTATCGTTAAATAGCCCCACTTCTTGAATTAAGCCAGCAGTGGGAGTAGAGCCAACAAAGCTTTGCAGCATCATCATGCTTTTCCCTGCTTGGTAAGGAAAATTTTGTTTTGTCCGGCGCAAAACAGTGTCGCCAGAAGCAGTGGTGGTGGCCATTGCCACGCTGCTTTGATTGGTTAAAAACGTAGACGTACCACTGCCGACAATCTTGTCAAACCATTGATCAGGCCGCTTGTCGTAGCGCATTGTACTATCAAATAGCGTATAAGGCGAACTAGTACGGGCTCGACCAAAGGCATCTACCACGCCACTATCTGGGCCAGTTTGCAAAAGCCGTCCACGCCAATCAGCTTGAACATGTGTTTCAAACTGTTCATTATTGGCGATAATTTGGCCCATGATGATAACGCTTTCTTTCCATTGTACGCACAAAAAAGAAGGGCCTTACGGCCCTTCGCTTATTTTCCTTGTCCTCGCATGAGCTTACGCCCATGAGAAGGTTTACTATTTTTCCCTTGCCCCTGTTTTGTGGTTTTAGGCTTACGGATGATGATGCGCTTAGACGAGGAAGCGCCAACTTTGCTCTTTACAGCCAATGGTCAAAGGCGAAAGGACAATCTTAGCTAGTTCAAGCCAAATTGGCAGCAGCATCATCGTCAACACTTTCCAGCACTGGGGCGTAGGGATCAGCAGGCCAGACGGGATAGTCCGCGCCGGTGATGTAGGCGGCTAGGGCGTCGGTGTCGGCGGTGGCGGTGATTGCAGTCACCTTGGTGCCAGTGGCGAGGCGGATGTCTTCGCGCCAAGTTTTGATGGCGGGGTCGATGACGGTGCCGTTATCTGCTTCGCGGATGATCATCCAGTCAGTGGGCGACAGCAGCGTGCCAGCGGTTTGCCGCGTAGCGGCGGTCCACTGTTCGACGAGTTGGCCGTGGTCCTTGGGGATCAGGGCGCCTTCAGCGTCATAGCCCCAGTAGAAGCGTTGGTCGTACTGCGGGGGATCGGGCACTTCGGTGATGCCGATGGCTTCCTTCTCCTCCAGCGTGGAGAGGCGCAAAAAATTAGCTGGGTACTGAGTACCGTCTGGGGTCTCAAAAGGGGTGTCAACCGCGAGGGGCTGACCGTTGAGCAGGAAGGCCATTGTTAGCTCCGGTGAGGATGTGCCCGTTTCATAGGTCAGCGGGCGAGGGCGTACTTGAAGGGGGATTCCGCGAAGGCGGCAAAAACAAGCCTCGCGCCGCTTTGGTTTAGCGAAGGAGCACTGCTCCCATTTACCCGAATTTTGAAACCATTTGACAGGAAATCTAGGTTTCCACTGCCAGACTCAGCAGAACTTGATGATGGATCTAAAAAGGCGCCGGCAACGTTGTAAGTATCCCTTGACGCATCAAACACAAGCCAACCTGTCGATCCGTTTGTTGAATCTTTGATGAGCACGTATTTTGGCCTAAAGCCGCAAAATGCAAACGGACCATCGCTGGAGTTGTTGCCGGTAAAGCTGCCGAACTTGCTGAAGCCCGCGACTTCGGACCACAGGTAGGCGACCATTTCGTGAGTGTTTCCGTTGACTTGGCTATCTGTTCCTACTGTAAAAACGCTAGAAGTCGGTGCCGTATTATTCCAATAAGGCGAATAAGTCACAAATGCGTCAGTAAGGTTTAGCCGTAACCCGCCTGTTGCTGGAGAAGCATTTGCGGATTGGTGATAAACAGGCCATCCGTTTCCCGCAGAGTTTCTATTTTTTAAGATCATCATGCTCGGCGCAACACCCAGCGAGTGGGCGATGGTGCGGTTCGTTGCGTTCCCCGTATAGGTCACAATGTCAAACCCCGGCGTGGCGCTTTCGTCCCAGCACCAGGCGACGTAGGTGGCAGCATTTTTGTTGGGGTTATAGTCATCAGATCCGCCATTATCGCCCACAGTGAATTGACCAGTGCCTAAGGCAAAGTCACTGTTGCTGTATTCGGCAATCGTTTGATTACTGCCAAGAACATTGGTTGCTCCACGCACGCTATCGAACAAAAAGTGGTTTCCAGTGTTAATAGAACGGGATTTAATCCACACAAGATCTGGATTTGTAGTTGTGGAGATGTTGCGTCCGCTCGCTGCGCCATCACCCGTATAGGTCACCACATCCATGTAGGCGCTCGGCTTCTTAATCGACGGCTCGGGCAGGTTCTGCGTGTTCAGCGCCACGAAGCCCGACGGCGGGGTGTACGCAAAGGGGCGTTGGCCGAAGTTAAATGAAAACGTACAACTTGCCCCCGAATCTCCATCATATGCAGTTACATAGTACGGTCCAGAAAAACTTACTGTATAAGATCCTTGGCTTACTCCATTTTTGTAAAATTCAATGGACTTAGTGTTTGAATTTAATGCAATTCCAATGACATCATTGGTTGCATAAGTAGCTTTGCCAGTAGCAACTGTGCTACCTGATTCATAGTAAGTACCGTCAGAACCGTAAACAAAAATTGAGCTTGAAATTGTTGCCGTTGCTGCACTTACAATACCAATCCATAGAATTGTGGAGGTACCGCTTGTTTTTGCTGCCTCCCAGTACCACGAGCCTGTCGCCATTTCTAGTGTAGAAGTACCAAGCAAAGTGCTTGAAGCGTAACTCGTGGCCGTAGTTAGCTCAAGATTTCCGTTGGTCAGTGTTACTCCGCACGCAAGCGGGTTCATCGTCGCGTAATTCCCCCTGCCGTTGCCGCCGTCGGCGTAGGGCGTTGGGGTGTCGATCATGCTGTCGTTGCCGGCGCCAGCGGTCACGCTGAAGTTGTTGGGCGTCCAGTTGTTG